TTCTCGCCACTGTATGAATCTGTATAAGTTGCAAGAGTAGTCCACGTTTCACCGTTCTTGTACTGAATCATGACAGTCTTATCGTTTTTATTTGCAACAGGTGCAATTGAAAATGAATAAGTAATCTTAACCGCTGTGCCATCATCGTCTGCTTTGTTAGTTGATACATTCCAACGTTGAGCACTCACATTCTTCACTGTTGGAGAGTACCATTCTGTAACGCTAATATTCTTAGAGAGTGTAGCCTTTTGTCCTCTTGAATCTGTAACTGTCGTTCTAAGGACTACTGTACCAGAAGATTTAAACGGTTGAGTAATGAACCAAGTGTTAGGGCCTTGAGCAATCTGTCCGTCAATTTCATTGTAATAGTAAGTGATTTTTGCACCGTTCTTCGTTGAAGTAGATACATTGAATTTAACTTTCGAAATGCCTTGAATAATTGTTGATGCACCGAATCTGTTTGCGATAGTAGTATCATCATTTGCGTATGTGATGCCTGTGATAGTCGGTTCATATCCCGATGGCATCAATAAATCTAATCGGCAGTAGTTAGTGCCGATGTACTTACCTGCACGATTATACGTATCAACCTTGAAAGTCAGATAAGACTGAGATGCATTAGTCATCTTATCAATGAGTGATATAGGAACTTTCCACTTGAATTCATCATTCCACTGATTATCAGCAATCTGTACATTAGTGTCATAATAGCTGTACGAGATTACATGTCCAAAATCAGTGGACGCTCTAGGTGTCTTGATTGTGACACTGTTTCCAAAATATACGGATGCTGGGGAACAGTAAGGCTTGGTCGCTCTCGGAATAACATCACAGTCGATACCTCCTGAAGCCGATACACTACCTACATAGTGGCCCGAAAGAGTGACTTTCAATTCCTGTGAGAATGAGAAATCAAAATGTTTTCCCCCATTGCTGTCATGAGGAATCTTAATATTCGTAACTGTCGCAAGAGTCTTTGTTCCACTTCCTCCAATAGTCACACCACCCGACCATAATAGGACACCATTTGCCCACATGGAACCGTATTTAGTAGCGCTTGAGTTGATATTGTACTTATAATACTTAGTTAACGTAGCAGTCCACAAATCATAGTTTCCATCGACATTGACACCTGTACGTGTCATTGTCATTGTGACATTACCGTTACCACCACCGAATGAAGCACTGCATGATGCACTTGTTGCCATCAGTCACCACCTACTTTCTTAAATGTTAATGATCCATCGCTATTAACAATGAATCCGAAGTTTCCAATCCTTAAAGAACTAGAAACCTCGATGTTAGAGTTATACATTCTGTTGTTAGCAAAATATGCTACTTCGTCATTGTTCTGAAGAATAGAGTACTTGCTGTTTGTCTGTTTTGTCTTGAATTCAGATTCCTGTTTACCTATCTCTATGCCGTCTGCATTGAATCTGATATAAGTGTTCAACTGAATCTGATTGTTTGATACTGTATCAGAAAGAGAACTAAAGTCTTCTTTCTTGACAAAATCCATCTGAATAGTATCTGTAGTCTGCTTTAGTGTAGATACAGTAGAAGAAAGATTCGCTCCATCAACCGCACTGTAATAGTTTTCTGATACAGTCTGTAAGATAGATGTCTTAGTCTGCTCTATGGACGAAGAAGCATCCTTGGTTGCTTGTTGCAGTTGACTATTCAAATTGTTAATTCTGTTATCATAGTCATCAATGATTGACTTTAAGTCATTTGCAAGGGTAGGCGTTGTAGTTGTATAAGTTCCATCATCCCATAATATCTTTGACCTAACCCAATAATAATGATTATCGATATAGTCATCCGGAACACTTTTCCATCCGTCACTGTTTTCATCAGGCATTTGTGTTGAAGAGTCAGACAAGTAATATTCTGGAGTGATTGAACGGATGCCCTGTCCGTCTTCACCATCGTTTACTTGCACAAGTGTTGTGCTTGCAGATGCCTTAATCATATAATTAACCTTCTAACTGTGCGCTGAACGTTGCTTTGTTAGTAACATCTCCTGCGCTGATTGTATATGTAGACCCCGTTGCCACCGAAGCAGTTCCTCCATCCTTGTACCATTTGATAGTTCCTAAACTAGATAAAGCAGCACCAGTCACTTCCACTCCGCCTTTGTAAACATGAGCAGTTAAAGTTGTGGCAATAGCGGTATTCTTAAAGATTGTTCCACCACTCGAAGTAATTGCCATTGTGATAGCATCCTTACCGTTAGTTCCGTTGATTCCGTTTGTGCCTTTGTAGGATACAGAATATGATTCGGTAGACTTGCCGTCAGAGTAGTTTACAACGGTCTTAGTCCATAGATACTGGCCATTTGCCACGTTAGGAACTGTTGGGCTCCATGTCCCTGTTGGGGGAGTAGTGCCACTTGTGCCTGCTTGATATGTAACAGATGTTGATTTTACAGTAACGCTTGTACCGTTTGTACCATTTGAACCGTTTGTGCCCTTGTAAGAGACTGAATAGGCTTCTGTTGATTTACCATCAGAATACTTGACTACTGTCTTAGTCCAAAGGAACTGACCATTCGGTACATTTGGAACAGTAGCGCTCCATTCTCCTGTCGGCTTAGTAGTTCCACTTGCCCCAACCTGATAAGTAACAGAAGTCGAACTTACAGTAACACTTGTA